AAAAAAAAAAATGGTTAAAAAAAAACAAAGTTCCCATAGGAGTTCAACTCCTAGGGGTCTTTTATTTTTTTTATACTGTATACATTATTGGTTGATTTGTATTTGCCGGGTTAACATAGTTATCTCTTAAGAATTCTACAATATCAGTTCTTCTTGAAGCCTGAGCTTCTAATGTAGATAATTTTAAATCTATATTGGCAAATACTGTTTCAATTCCGTCATAGTGTTTTAGGTGTTCATATAAGAATACAGCAACATCAGCTTGAGCTAGCTGTTCAAATGTTTCCATTTTGGTTGGTTCGATAGTCATAAGATTATCAGGGTGTTTTACAAATACGCCAATAGTTACATTCTGCATTAGATTATTAGTATTTCCACCTAAAGCCATTTGTAATTTTACCATATTAGGAGGAATGAAATCTAAGTAAATGCCGCTATTAAATAATGAAGATACATCTGCATAGCTTTGGGCTAGCATCATGCTATCACCATTCATCGATCTAGCTAATACATTATAGATGCCATAGCCAGAATATTGTTGGAGACCAGCACGTTCATTATCAATATCACTCCAAAGAATATCCTTAACTCCAAGGATTTCATAATTATCTGGAATATGACGATCCAATAAATAGTAGCCATCTTTCATATCCTCTTTGGTTAATTGAACTTTAACCATATGAGGGAAGAATCGACTAAATGTGGTCAATGTATCGGGTTTAATAACCGAGTCAGCCCAGTTTTTCTTCTGTAATTGTTCAGGTAAGTTCAAAGGAGCTGTACCTAAACGTCTTTCTATTTTATTTACGACATCTGTCATTCTATTATACATATATTGTCATAGCTCCTTTTTAAAAAGCACATTTTAATGATATACTATAATGTTGAAGGAGGCCTGTATAAATGAATAAGTTTGATATAATCGAATTGGGACAACAAACAATGCAATTTACATATGATACTTTCAATGGTAAAGTTAATCATATTGATCCATATACAAAATTGATTTTTGTTTCTGGATATTTAGAGAAGATGAGCAATATAGCTAGGACTTCTCCATATGGCTATATCTATGTGAGTTTAGATGCATTCTACGACACTGTTACAACTCACCCATATCATACAACTGATGCAATCAGAAATCTTGCTATGGAAATTATTATTCATGAGTTAACTCATGTAGATCAACTTATTGATCTAAAACACATCAAATATAATATTGAATATCGTCAAAGTATTGAAGAGCAATGTGTTAAGAAATCTTGTGAATATATTTTAGATAATATTGGATTCATCCAAAGTGTTGGATTACCAGTATTTAGAGAAATGTATGAGCCAAGATATGAAGCTTTAAAGAATGTAATCTATTTCCAAAAATATCCAGAGCTAATTGCAATGGTTAAATTGGAATCTATTATTGGCCCATCTTTTAAGCTATACGTTAAAGGCGATGTTTTCTTAGACTTCACTGATAAGCTAGGAAATAATCATAGAATTATGGTGGCTAAAGATCGACAATATATCAATTCTCAAGCATTGAATGATATTTGTGAATTCTTATTTATTAATAAGAATTTCAATATTGAATTGAAATCTACTGAAGACGAAAATCTAAAGAATACTTTAGAAATAAAAATCACCCAAGGAGTTTAACTCCTTGGGTTGTATTTATTTTTTTTTGATTAATATTGTTTCTTAGCCCATTCCATGATTTCGTCTTTGATGTATTTTTCAGGAGACATAATCAAGGAAGCACCAGATTCATCAAATAATTGTACATTACCATTTTCAAGAACTTGCATATTACGTTTACCAAATTCCATTACATCGGAAATCATATCTACGTTTGCAGATTCAGATTGGATATAACTAATAACCGCAGGGTTATTGATAGGAATGATACGACCGGCATAAGATTCGTTAACTACAATTTCATTTGTGTTAGCTAGATCGCCAGCTGATTCATTAAGAAGTTTAGTAGTATATGCACGTTTATGAGATGGGTAAATTACACGGTCCCAAGTAATAACTTTTAAGTTCTTTACATAAGATTTACCGCCCATAGATTCTAGATTACCAAGGGCACGAAGACTGAAACTTGGAAGTTCACCATCTAGGAGATCTTCATTAAAGTTACGGCCATATTCTGTATTTGTACCAGTGAATTTAGCTAATACATCAGTACCTTCCATCCAGATGTCTAAGTATTTAACACATACTAAACGTGGATCAATTGTAGATTGACGTTGTACACTGGATTCCATTGGGTGACCATCTTCACCCTTCATATTACCGCTTTTGATTAATTCTCTTGTACGTTCACATGCAATTTGAGCTTTCATATCATTAGTAGCATAAGAACGACGATTACGATTTACAGTATCTGTATCTTGAAGGATACCTTGTGCAATAGGTTTATCATTGATATTTTCAACAATCTTTGTTTCTCCAACAGTCATTGGAGCTTCATGTATAATAAATGGGATGCACTTTTCCATTATAGACCTCCATTTAATCTCTAAATATTTATTATTACTTATGTTGACAGGATAAGTTATATCTGGGTTTATTTATTTAAAGTATTCAATATAATACTGGAACTTTATAATAATAACTGACCATAAATAGGTGAAAAAGGAGATTTAAATACAATGCTAACGAATATACGTAAACGGCAACATGAGTTAAATACATCATACAAGTCTAATGGCTCGTTTGCCAGACTGTATGATATGGTTTATGAAACTCATGATATGAATAAAGCAGATATGCTTTTTAAAAATATTCTTGAAGCGGACTCTAATCATGATATGGCAATAATGAAATCGTTGGATCTCCTAGTTGAGTTGTACAACCATGTACCACCTGCTGAGGTCAATCGTGAACGACAAAAGGTATTGGAGTCTATTACTAAAGTAAGAGATGCATCTCAATTCAAAGCATATCTTCAACGAAAGATGGCTCTCCATAAAGGCCGTCTTAAAAATAAAATCAATAAGAAGATAAGTGATGCTTCTGAAAAGATTAAAGACTTAACTGATAAAGCAGCTAATGGAGTTAAAGATGCTTTAGGTACTAATGCTCCATCTGAAGATCAAGCAACTACTTCTCAAATGGAAACTTTAAATATGGCTCTTGAGCTGGTATGTGAAGTTGCTACTTATGACCGCATCATTTTCAATTATGAAAAGATCAGTAAGCGTTTTGATTTAGATAAAATTGTACTTGAAAATGTATTAACTGCAGATGATGCTAAAGTTAATGCTATAAAAGTTGCAAAACTAATTGATACTTACAATATGAGAGATATCCAAAAGTTCAAGATTGCAACTGAAGAATATCTTTACGTATTAACTAAGAATGGCTGTAAATATGAAATTGGCTCTGTAGTTGAAGCTATGAAAGATTACTTCTTAATCAATTCTAGCGATCCAACTGCATTTACTGCTGTATTAGAAAGCACTCTAGAAGAATTATCTAAATATAATCCTCTTTCTAATAGTGATATTGGCAAAATTGTAAAAAGTACAATTATTGAAGCCGATCCTAAAGAAGTTATTGATCTAGGTAGTAAAAAAGTAGATCTTTATATTGCTCAATTTAAATTCGATAAAGGTCTTGACTGCTTTAAGCTATTATTGAAGAATATTTATAATGATTTAGGGTTAGATGTATATATCGATTCTATTGAAAATATTATTCTTACTTTAAAATCTATTAATGCAGATCTAACTGAATATGCCAATATTCTAGTAGACTTCAATAATAAAGTATTGGAAGAAAAAAGTAAAGATAAGTTAAGTAAACTTGTCTTAATTGCCTCTTTATATGCTAAATATAAAGAAGATCTAAATATGGATAATGATGAAGCATTGGCTGCTAAATTTGACGACTTTATTTCTACAGTAGAATCTATCAGTACTGATACTACGAAAGATAAAGAAGTTAATGTAGCTGCATTATCTGAAAAATTAGATATCATGAATTCTGCAATGGAAAATATCTATAAACGTAATCTAATTGAATGCGTAGAAGATTCTATTGACAGATATGATACTCAAACTATCGTAAATATTGCTAATATAGCTAAACGCAATCCTTCTCTTTTAGATCCTGAAGAATTATCTGCTGTATTTAAACGTCATCTAAGAGATTGCCGTTCTATTAAACATAAAACAGCTGATGATTATGTAAGAATCGATAATCTAAAAGATAAAGCCGAAGCATTACGACAATATAACGATAATGTGGAAGACTGTTCTATTATTGATCATAATAATGCCAATATTGATGAAGCTATTGCTCATCTTAAGGTATTAGAAGGATATAGTAATTGTATTTATGACTTTGCTAAATACCCTACAGTAGTTAATGAAATGGATATCATTAATACTATTAAAGTTGCTTCTCAAAAGATCAAATCTAAGATTGGTGAATTGGATGACAGCGTTGTCAATATTAGCCGTCAATTTGATGCTCAAATGGATCAACTTAAACGTATTATTGATAATAAAGAATTTGAATCTGAAAATAGAGAAGCAGTTATTGCTGGTAATATTCTCCCTAAGGCTAGCCGTATTGTTAAATTAGCCATCAGTAGTGGTATTGCTGCATTAATTAATCCTGCATTATCTGTTGTTGTTATCTTAGGCTATCTAGGCATGTCTATGAAAGCTCAATCTAAGGAACGTAGAAAAGTTCTTGAAGAAATTGATATTGAATTAGAAATGACTAAGAGATATCTTAAGAAAGCCGAAGATGATAATCAATTAGAAAAACAACGTGAGTTGTTAAAAATTAAGAAACGCCTTGAAGGTCAAAGAGCTAGACTTGCTTATAATATGACTTTCAAACATGGTGAACACGTCTCTGGTAATAGTAACCGTGATGATGATTAATAAGGAGATAATATAGATGAATTTTTCTGAATATGTAGATTCTCTTTTAACATCTGCGGTATTTACTGAAGCAGATGATGATAAAGATAAAAAAAAGAAAAAAGACGATAAAAAGGAAGAGGAGGAAACTCCTCCTCCGGTTGTCGTCGATAATCCATTAGATTCCGATGCAGACCCAGATGATCAACCAGAAGATTTAACTGATGGTGATCCTGACGCAGATGGTGATGGAGTCGACGATGATAATGAACCGGAAGATCTAGGGGAAGATGATCCTAATGGCGATGATGAACCAGAAGACTTATCTGATGGCGAACCATTAGATGATGAAGAAGATATTCCTTTAGACGATACTGATGATAATCCTGATGACTTAGAGTCTGGCGATGAACTAGATGATCTAGAAGATGGTGATCCTTCAGATGATACTGATAATGACGATACATCTAATAGTGATAGTGCTGATGATGTAGATGAACCTGATGATTTGTCGGATGAAGGCGGAGCTGATACTAACGAACCAGATGATACCGATGAACCAGATGATCTATCTGATGATAGTGAACCTGACGATTTAGAATCTGGAGATGATTCTGGTGATATGGAACCTGATGATTTATCGGATGATGGATCTGATGGTGGTGATGATACTGATTCTTTAGACAGCGGAGATGGAGATTCTTCAGATTCTACTGGCGGAGATACCGGTAATTCCTCTGATCCATTACAAGGATTAGAAAATGAGATTTATGATGATTTGACAGATGAACAGAAAGCTATCAGAAATAAAGAATTGAAAGATAAGTTTGCCGAGCTCTACAATCTAATTAAATCTTTTAAACAAAAAGTCGAGTATATTAAGAAGAATAATGATAATATGCAAATCATTACTAGAGTATCTAATGCTTTAGATAAACTAGCTGATATGACTTTACATTATATCACTAAAACGTATCATACTAAAACATATATCGAAAATAAATCTGACTTTTACTATGCTCTTTGGTGTTTAGATCGAATTGTAGTTCTAATTGAGTCTATAGCACCAGAAGAACCTGTTAAAAAGTAAATGGTATAGAATTATGAGATATAACAATATAGTAAATATTTTGGTGTCCCTATAGATACCTAATATAATAAAAATAAATTGTACATCCCGAAAGGAGAAAATGATTATGCCAGTTGTAGGTGAATCTCGCGCTGACGTAGTTATGGGTCGTGGTTATGTGACTCCTGCTACTCGCCAATACGCTACAGCTATTCGTGAAATGGCTGAAGACATTCAGCACGAATCTGGTTCCGAATTCTTTACCGACATGCGTCGTATTATGATGGATCCAACTTGTGTTGAAACTGTTAAAAATTTCTTTACTGAAAATTCCGCTGATGCTGAAGAATATACAGCATTAGGTAATCCAGATGGTTATGCTGACCATATGGCAATGATGGAAGCCCAATTCGATAATGACCGCAATGCGTTCTTGGAATCTTCCGCTTTGTCTGCATACAATCCAGTTATGGGTCTTGTATTCCCATTGCACAAAAACTTGTTGATGAACAACGTCTTCGATAAAGGCGCTATCAACAAAGCAGTTGCTAAGACTCCTAAATTCACACTTACAATGAAAATTCGTAAGTTGGTTACTCCAGAAGGTCGCGAAATCGACATGTTCACTCAACAAAATGAAATGTTTGATGCGATCCAATCTGCAGCTCCTACTAAAAACGTAGTAGTCGGTTTGCCATTGAACCCTGGTGATGACTCCAAACAAACTGAAATTCGTAAAGCTGTATTCGGTGCTTCTGGTCTTGTACCAAACATTGATAACTTCTCTATCGAATCTGCAGTAACTCATGTAATTGTATCTGCTATTCCTAAAGCTGGTATGATGAAAGAAGATACCACAACTCATCAATTGAAACCAGTTGAACAAACTGAAATCACTGCTGGTACTGCAATTGAAGTAGCTCTTCCTATTCAAGAATGCCGCTTCGACCCAAGCTATGGCGAAATCGATCGTCAAATGATGACTCGTTTCTCTGTTACTTACGAAGCAACTGCAGGCACTCCTAAAACTTTGGAAGGCATTTTATCTGGGTTCATGAAAGACAATAAATTTATGCTTTACTGCTCTGATACAGCTGTAACTAAAGTTGTATTGTCTGTACGTCGTGATACTTCCTCTGCAATGCTTAATACTTGCTCTGTACGTTGGGATTCTCAGACAAACATCGTAGAAATTCCTGATGCATTCCCAATCAATACACCAATCAGCCCTGAAGAAGTAAAAGATATTCAAGCTCTTTATAACGAAGATCAATTGACTAATATTCTTTCCTTGTTCAAAACGGCTTTAGGCACATGGAAAGATGACAAAATCCATAAAGAATTAGATAACGACTTCAAAACTATGCCTGCAGCTAATAAAATCGCTGAAGTATTTGACTTCGCTCCACCAGAAGGCTATGCATTGGATCAAGTAGAATACCGTCACAAAACATTCATGGATGCTTTGGACAACTACGCTCAAACAATGATCCAAGTATTGAATGACCCTAACATCACTATCTCTGTAATTGGTAACCCTGCATTGATCCGTAAGATCACTCCTACCACTTACACTTACCAAGCTCCAAGTTCCATTGGTCCTGTTGAATTAGACTTCAACCGTACAGTTGTAACTAGCGACAAACGTGTTTACAACTTCGTTGCATCTGATAAACTTCGTAACAACCAAAACTTGATCATCTTGTTAAACCCTCGTAATAGCGATCGTGTAATCTATTGCATTTACGATTATCAATTGTACTTATCCAATGAAATTCGCAACGCACAAAACTATGCATTGCCAGCAGTTCATGCGTTCGAACGCTTCAAATTGGTAAGCTATCAACCAGTTCAAGGTCGTGTAAAAATCATTAACCCTACTGGTTTACGTACTCGTTATGAAAATACTGATCCTATCGGACGTAACCTCATGAACGATTACACTACTTACATTCCTGATACTATGACTTCTGCTGGTACAGCTGGTGGCTATCCAAATGCTTCTGCTTACACTAAAGTAAACGATGCTAAGAAAGACATTACAGCTCCAGAAAAAGTTGAATATGTAAAACCTTAATCTAATCTAGGAAATAAACGCCTAGGGTCATTATAGACCCTAGGCATTTCCTTGACTTTAAAGGAAAGGGGATTAGATATGAACAATTATGATTTTCATGATTGTATATCTATTATTGAACAACTCCGCACTAATCAAGACCCAGAATTATTAAGACAATTAGCTCATGAGCTAAATATGTTTTTCACTGGTTCTTCTTGTAACGTGGCTTTATATACTCGTAATACAGATAAAGCTTTCTTCGGTATTTGCGTAATGCCTATCATTAAAGATAACGATATATATGATATCATCTTAAATGATCCATTTGCATATGATACTGATCATCAAGATAAATCTAAAATTACTAAGTATTATTTAGAATTAGATTCTAAGTTGTTTGATCCAATCCTCAACTTATCTAATAGAGAAATCTTAGCTTTAATCCTACATGATGTAGGAGCATTAGTAAATTCATCTTCTGCTATAGATATTGCTAGAGCTGAAATTGATGTATACTTAGATAGAACTAATAGTGTTATCCGTAGAGCTAGCACTATTAACTATGCAGTATTATTGACATTTGGCTTTAAAGATCTTATTTGGAAGATAACTTCAGTGATGTTCAAAGATCATAGTACGTTACTTGCTGATGATTTCCTCATTAGTTGTGGATTTGGCATGGATCTTGAAACTTCTATTAAGAAGCTTAAAGATTATGGATATATTAATTATCTAACTGGCGGTAAGAAAGATACATCTACTATTATTGCATGGTGCTTATCCGTGTATAATGATGTATTATCTAACCGTATTATTACAATCAAGGGATTACGTAAATCTTTAGAATATACTTCTATTAGATTAGTAAAACGTGAAATTGAACGTGTAATTACTGCTTTGAGTCGTATCGATGACAACTCTTTACTAGAAGCAGGTCCTATTGACTGGGCTATGAAGAAATATAGGGACACATCGAAATCCTTCAGATATAGCGCAGTCAGAGATTATGAAAATGATCTCTATGAATACCAACTACGTTTACGTAATGTAGAAGATGAAAATGATGCATTGCTTATGCTTCATTCTATCAATACTCGTTTATCTATCATCGATGGTGTATTATCAGAAGATGACCTTGATGATAAACTACGTTCTAAATACTCTATTCTTTACAGTAAGTATGAAAAGCTTCGTGAAGAATTAGCACGTAAAGAAACTTTACGTTTTGACTATAATAGAATTTATATCAACTATCCAGATTTAAATCCTAAGAAAAAAAAATAATATAAGTTCCCCATGGAGTTCAACTCCCTGGGGGGCTTTTTTTTTTTTTGTATTCATATACTCTTTCTTGAGTACCATCTTCTTCATTCACTTTAAATATATTGGCAGCTAAGTAACCACCTTTTTCTATTTTGTTTATACACTCAGCCATTGATTTACACTGGAGTTTGACTCCGGTGTTTGTATAGACCACGTACATATTTACTCCTTTGCATTATACAAGTTTTTTATACTTTTTGATTGTCATGGCAGCTTTACGATAACGGCCAATACCGCGATAATATGCAACGAGTACATGAAAATTACTAGGGATTGGAAGAACTTCTTCTTGTACGACACCTTCAGGATATTCTACTGTAGTGATAACAGCACCATCCATACGTTGTTCCCAATCAATAATATTTCCATCGCGATGATCGGATTCATTATATAGATCGCAAAGTTCATTTACTAATGTAATAGTACCATTACAGATGTTTTCATCTGCCAATGGCAAATACAGTGGATTCAAAGAATCCTTTTCTAGACAGCTATATTTTAAGATTTCTAATGCCTTAGCTTCTAATTTTGTTGTTGGACATGCCACATTATTTACTAATTTCATGATGATTTCCTCCTTAAATTAATATCATAAATAAATCTCATCATATATTCACAATAATAATATATTATCATATTAGTATACTTTTACAATCCTAGAATAACACGTTAGGATGTAATAAAATACTACTATCAATACATATTGATAATTATATTCTTATATTTAGGAGGATAAACAAATGGCTCTTGGACAAAGCGTATTTAATCGAAACTCTTCCAATAGTGGGAAGAAAACAATCAATGTTTACTCTAATTACCGTATGACTAACTCTAAAGATGTTGGTCAATATGGTGGTTCTTCTATGAGCTTCTCTTTCTGGCAAGGTACACTCAAGTTATCTATTGCTCCACTTAAAGTAGTTAGTGGTCAAGATTACCCAATGCCAGATCGTGAGCATGAAGTTAGTGCTTATTTGAAGCATACTAAAGCTAATATCTTAGCTAAAGAAATTCGCAAGTTTATGGCTGGCGAAATCCAATCCACTGGTATCACTACAGGTACACAAACATTCATTACTATCTCTGATGGTTCTGAATTTGGTTTAACTCAACCAGTTGTTTGTATTCGTAAATTGAATAAAGATCTTTCTGCAGTAGAAGAAGAAATCTTATTCATTTGCCGTACTGATTTCCACTTTGCAGTTCATAACTTTGATGTGGAAAAATTCGATGGCGATAAAGACTTCGAATCTTATAAAAATATGGACTTAGAAGACTTAGCTGTAGTTTTAGAAGAATATGCTAAATCTATGACTAATGCTCAAGCATATGCAGTTCATGAAACAGCTCAATATGTAAATAGCTCTATGCTAGCTAATATTGAAGCAATTGCTGACAAACTTGGCGTAAGCACTGGTATGTCTGGCAACCCTAACTATGGTGGGTCTGAATCTAGTGGTGGATTCAAACGTGCAAGCTTAGACGATATGTAATAAAACTAAAGAAGATAGGAACAAGTTTTCTATCTTCTTTTTTTGTCTTTATAGGAAGTTTATATGGCAAGTATAAGACCTATATTTGAATATGATTCCTTATTTGATACGGATAAATCTATTATCGATATCTTAAGGTCTCAATTTAAAAATTCAAAATATTTCATACCAGGAATACTAGATGAGGATCCAATAACAATTAGCTATCTATTAAGAGATAGAGAAGATCCTAACCCTCTATCTGTAGTCTTGGAAGATAAATATAAATCATCTGCAGATGATTTGTTAAATGAAATTAAAGATAAGTATAAAGACTTACTTTATCTTAATATATACTATACTGATATACATAAACTCTATTCTAATATGCTATTAGTAGATGGTAATAGCTTTAGAGTTAATGTAATGGTAGATAATGAATATCAAGAAGCTATTATTAGAAGTACTTTAGATGGAGCTAAGACCCCTTTGGGTATTTATAATAAAAGAAATGTAGATCTTGATTCATATGATGGGATATATCTAAAATATCCAGAAAACTTATATAACTATGATCCTAAGCCTATTGGTAAGCATATATTTGTTTTACAGTATGGCTTTAATGTCGACTATGATATGGATAAACGTATATATGCAGTAAAAGAGAAATATCATCAAGACTTTGAGAATAATCTCTTTTATGTAAGTAATCCATATGTAGATTTAGCTGAAATAGAAAGGGATTAGAAATGGAAGTATTTTCTAATATTGTACCTCAAAAAGATTTACGTGAGCAATCAATGAAAGCATTGGAAATCATTGCCGAATCCTTAGTAACATCTTTCGGGCCATATGGTTCTGCTACTCAAATTAAAAAAGAAAATGTATTGCCTAAATTTACAAAAGATGGTCATACTATTCTTAAACATATCTTCTTCAATGGTATTATAGAAATGAGTATTCGAGAAGTACTTGAAGATCTAACAACTCATGTTGTTAAAGAAGTTGGTGATGGTACAACTAGTGCTATCTTATTATCTCAATTAGCATATAAACGCTTTGCTACTGGTCAAGAACCTAACTTGAGTGATGAAGCATATAAAGCTAGCGTTTATAATTTCAAAATGCCTCCAGCTGAAATTGAATACATGATTAATCGTCTTGTAAAAGATGTATCTAATCGTATTCTTTCTCATGCTAAACAAATTGAAACTTATGAAGACATCAAAAAGATCGCTCTAATTTCTACAAATAATAATGAAGAAATGGCAGAGTTGATTGCTGATGTCTATATGCAAAATGGCCAAGATGTTTATATTGACGTTAAGCGTTCTAATGACTCCAAAGATTATGTAAAAATCTTTGATGGCATGACTCTTAATAGTGGGTATGCTGATAAAGTTTATGTAACTAATGAAGCTGAATCTACTGCAGAAGTAAATCACCCACGTATTTACTTCTTCGAAGATCCTATTGATACTCCAGAAATGATTGGCTTCTTAAGTGCAATTCTTTATCATAATATCTTTGAACCATTAAAAGCTAGAACTAAATTGATTCCTACTGTTATTCTTTGTCCTAAAGTTTCTGCTGATGTAGCTACAGTTATGGATCCATTAACTAAGACAATGATTAATGCTAAAGCTAGCGGTATCAATATTCCATTCTGTTTAGTATCTGATATTCATCAAGCTGAAATCATGATGGACTTGGCTAACCTTTGTGATGCTAAGACTATTCGTAAATATCGTAACTTAGAACAACAAGTGAAAGACCAAGAAAATGGCGATGCACCTACAGAAGAAACAATTCAAGAATGGTGTGGTTATGCTGATGCAGTAGTCGCTGGTTATAATAAAACTAAGGTAATCAATCCTAAAAACATGTATAAAGAAGGTACTACTGAATTCTCCGATTTCTATAAATCTATCTTGAATAACTTGGAAATGCAATTAGCTCAAGCTAAACAAGATGGTAAAGACATGTCAGGTATCGGTAATCTTCGTCGCCGTGTTCATAGCATGAAAGCTAACATGGTAGACTTATATATTGGTGGTGCTACTCCAGAAGAACGTGATAATCGTTTCGATGCTGCTGAAGATGCGGTTCTTAACTGCATGTCTGCGGCTGAGCATGGTTATGGTTGGGGCGCAAACGTACAAGGTCTATTAGCAATCAAAGAAGTATTATCTGATGAAAATACAACTGGTGATTACAAAACAATTGCTCAGTTATTCTATAATTCTTATTTAGATTTGATTTCTAAATTATATGGTAGTTCTTTAAATGAACTCCCTGAATGTATGGCTCAAGCTTCCGATGAAGTTAAAGCTATGGTAGAAGAAACAAACTCTAAAGGAATCCCAGTAAACTTACGCACTAAGCAAACTGACTCCTTGGTATTATCTTCTATCCGTTCTGATATCACTGTGTTAGAAATTGTGGGTAAAGTTGTAGGTATGTTGGTGACCACTAAACAATTCCTATGCCAAACTCCTGCCCATAATATCTATATAAAATAATTGTCCAGAGCAATCTTGTAAGAGTAGGCCATCAAAGGTCTACTCTGCAAGACCTCACTCTAAGGAGAATTAAATGGCCGCGAAACTACATTTAACTTTAGAAGAGTACGGAAGATCTCCAGCAGGTAAAGGTAATGTAATGGGATCTCAATTATTAGCAGAAAACTATAAGCAACGATTTGAAAAAGTCATGCTTAGAGTTAATGGTAAAATTGACCATAACTTTTACACTGATGGAGATAATTATTTTATCCTTTTAAGGGTACCATCTGAAGTTGTACCAAATTTTACATATGAAGTAGTGTTTAAGTTTATCCCTAAAAGTGGGGACGCTAAACATGCTAAAGATCTTAAAAACTATGAAGTTAGATTCTTCTCTAATGACCCAGCATTTACATTTACTTATGCTCATACATATATCGAATATGGTTTATTAGTAGAAGAATTAGAAAACAAACTTTCCACTGAAGTAATAAAACAAAAGCCAAAAGAAAGAAACCCATTTGGAGTTGTAAACTTTGCTAAGATTCTTTACTTTGGTTTCTTATATATAAAACAACATGGTTATCTAGAAAAGCATTACTATGAAGCATCTAATCTTAAAATTAATAGAAAAGATGACTTCTTAAAACTAGTAACTAAGTCTGATGTAAAAGCTATTGAGCGTGAAGAAGCAGAAAGTCATCTACGTAAAGTAGATCCCATGTTTAAGCATAGACTTGAACGTAAACGTCATGATAGTGGCGGTAATATAAAACAAACAAAAACCACAAAAGCTATCAAAAGAACTGCAACTACTCAAAGTAAACAAAAGAAATCTGATAATATTAGGGTTACTCGCACGACTAAAACTACAAAACGTAAATAAATTATATATTATAATTTAGAATATGTGTAGTTTTATCGGAGGTGTACGATGCAATTAACTGAAGCTTTAACGAGTAAAGCTGTAAGACGTGAAATAACTCCAGGAGAGGAATTAGACAGAGATTATTCTATTAGAACTCCAGAAGTTAAAAATTATACTTTAAGCATATCTGATGCGAATGCTATTCCACCTGTAGATAGATGGGTACCAAATCCAGAAGATATTATATTTAGAGGCCTTAGGGGTAAACAAATTATGGCCCCTTTGGCTAAAATCTTAACTAATGATGATGAAGACATGCTTATGTTTGATTCATTCATTCTAAGTGTAAAGAAATGCTACTCCTCTGAAGAGAAAGTAGATCATTTTACACAATATTTGAATTATTTTGAAAAATACTATGATCCTGATCATGAATTGTTAGCAATCTATGCTCGTGTGAAGTTTATGATTGATACTGATGATGCTGGATTGTATACAAAACAACAATTTATGGCTGATATTAAACGAGATATTTTGTTTAGTACATTTGCTCGTAAAGTTAAAGCTATGAATGAAGATAATTTTATTATTCATATTAAACGTAATAAGAAAGATGGTAATGTACTTCAATATAGTAATCGCCATCTAAGTGCATTGATGGAAATTGGTTTATTTCAAATCATTCTAATTCCATTATTGACACATTATGCATATATGAAGAAGATTCAAAACATCGATGCTTATCTAATGGAATTCTATGAAATTCTTATTATTGATATGCATCCTGATATTGATATCTTGACTAAATTATCTGAAACTGCAAATAGTCGTATCATTCAAGATATGTCTAAGAATAGCGGTTCTTGGGATAAACAATATATCCGTTCTAAGAATAAGTTCACATACAATATTGAAATTGTATGGGCTATTATTAGTCAGATTATCCCTAAAGCTATTTATGAAATGAATATTCTAAACTTGATCTATGTATCTATCAAAGGTAATATCACTAATAAGATTATTAGAGCTAAATATGAATATTCCTTTAACCAATTATCATCTGACCGTAATGAAGGTGACGATGACGACGATAATTCAGAATTCGATAAGTTTGAATCTCATCTTTCTAAGAAGAATGAAGCATTACTTATGCATAATCAAGTAAACTTCCATTCTACTATGAAACAAATTGAAGAAAGATTTGGCCCATTCTCTAAAGAAGAAATAGAATACTATAAAGTGGAATTATCTAAAGGACGTAAGTCTCCAATAGTTCCGCATCAAAAGATATTAGTATGCTATCTATTCTATAAATGGTTTGGAGATCCATCCGCTTTAGGATCTATTGACCTAACAAGTTATATTAAACTTATCATTGCAGCTAAAAGAATACTTGCAGCAAATAATCTACACACGATGGAAGCAATTCTATCTGGTAAGTTTGTTAAAGTAATCAAACGTGTAAATATGAATAAGAAGGAGCTTCAAAAGATTACTTCTTCTAGTACATATGAAGCAGTTGCTGCTATTTATCATAATGAAAAGATTACTAATCTTTTAATAGCCATGCTGGCTACAATTGTATCTTCTAAATTCCAAATCATCGATTTTGAAAATAAAGAAAATACTGGGTTACCATTTGTGCCACAGCAAGAGCTATTAAATGAAGAGTTCTTAATTTATGCTAGTTTGATTAATAATAGATAGGTGTGATAAAGATGCATGCGTTAAGTGGAAAGATTAGACATTTATACTATGATCGGAAGAAATCTTATGAAGAGATTGCTGAACTTCTTGGTATTGGCGTAGATGATGTAACTAAATCTTTATTTGAAGATACTTTCTCCAATCATAATGAAGATGATTCGAATAATATATTACAATTTCCAAAAACCAAGATAAAGCCTGAAGATTGTGATGCATTATCGCTATTAGGATTTATCGTATTTTATAATAATCTTGAAGATATTAAAAAAGGACTAGATCTTGATGACATTGAATCTGTTAAAACCCTAGAGGTAGCTTTATACACTATGTATAATGGGATTACAGATTCTAAACTAAAAGATATTCTAGCCCATCGAATTACAATGATAATGAGATTATTAATATCGGAGGAAGAATGAAATTAATAGGATATTTTTCCATTATATCTTCATTGATTCTTGGAGATAGACTAAACTTTAAGTCTGAATTTACTGGGTATAGATTTGGTATTAATAAGGATAAATTTTATTATGCTGACCTAGGTGACGATAGAGATAGAGTTTATATCTTAGATGATACCGATAATATCATGACTCAAAGTAAAAAGACTGGTAAGTATAAAAATATCGATAACTTCAATCGTGAAGCTAGAGATGCGTTTACAGATATGATTAAATTTATGCGAAGTAAATATTACAATAAGAAATATGATATACGATAGGAGTTCAACTCCTATCGTATTCTATTTATTTATCAGGAGATTTAAAATGCTTTTAGATACTTTAAAAAGATTTGCATTTGAAAATATGGATGTGCAAATATCGAAAGATAAAGATACCGGCCATATAATTATAGAAAATAGTCGTGAAGAAATTCATGATAGACATGATGGTTATACAGTTATGGTTATGAGTATAGTTACGAAAATTAATTTATATGGAGAAATTATATCTTCAAAGATTTTCAAAACTTCTAAAATACGTGTTTATAATAATTATAAAGATTCTCATAGAATCATTGATAAATCAAGTCAAGAATACTATGATAACTTGCCTTCTTTACATAGTGAAACAATACAAAAATCTATGGAAGTATGCAGTTGTGATATTCCTAAATTGGATGATGATAAAGTTATATTTATTGATAAACATGGTAAAATAATTACTCTAACTAAGAAGGTGCAAAAATGATCTTAGACATTCTGAAGCTATTAGCATTTGAAAATATGGATGTACAAATTAAGAAATTCTATTATTGTATATGTATTAGAAATGAAAAGCTGGAATATATACATAAAAATGGGAAAGATATGTATAAATCCACCTGCATAGATACAGAAATTAGTTTAGATGGCGAGCTCATATCATCAAGAATTTCTGAAAACTTTATGCCTAATAAAAAGGTAATTCTTATACCTCAGAAGATATATGATAAATATCCTAGTTATAATTATTTTAATAAAGTGCCTCTAAGGTGTGGTGAAGCAATTCAAAAATCTATGGAAGTGTGTAGTTGCGACATACCTAAACTGGCGCCTGGGGATTATATTAATATTGATAGATTTGGCGAAATAACTATAAATCGTCTTTGTGATAGAAAGATGTATTAAAATGCTTTTAGATACTTTGAAATTGTTAGCATTTGAAGATATGGATGTGCAAATTAGAAGGTTTTTAGATTGCATATTTATTATAAATGAAAAGAAGGAATTTATAACTAGAGATGGAAAAGCTATGTTTAAAGTCACAAGTATAGATACAGAACTAAGTTTTGATGGTGAACTTTTATCCTCGAGAATTTCTGAAATCTTTCTACCTAATGAGACTATAGAGTCTATACCTTGGATGTATTATAATTATCCTAGTTATGATTACTTTAATAGAGTTCCTTTAAAATGTAGTGAGGCAATCCAAAAATCTATGGAAGTATGTCATTGTGATATTCCGACATTGGAGATTGGAGAAATTATTAATATTGATAGATTTGGTAAAATAAATATTTGCAAAAATTAAAAGATATATATATTATAATTATAGATATATTGATTTTTATTATAAAAGAAAGGAAAATTAAAATGGAAGATTGGAAAACAAGATTAATTGAAGAACGTAAAGAACTTGGTGAAAAAGTAGAACGATTGATCAAATTCTTAAATGAAAATAAAGAATGTGAAGACTTCGATCTACTAGCTGAACAGCTACATTACATGACTGGTTACTATGAAGTACTAACCAAACGTGTATCTAAATTAAGTAAATAATTTTATGGGAGATGGGTATTAAACTCATCTCCTAAATTTTATATATTGGAGGTAATATAGTTTTACAAGATAAACTTTTTAATTTTATTTTATAGGAGGTTTTATAATGGAAAGACTATTAAAAAATGTAACTGAAACAGACATTATCAATTTTGATTTTATTAAGAGAAATAATCTGACTTTAACTACTGGTACATCCGAAAATGTGGATATATTATTCTCATCTAGATTAAGCTTTGAGCTATTATCATCTGCACATTCACGATTACGTAGAGATTATAGAATTGAATTCAACTATGTTGATATATTAGATATGGATCCAGAGGAAGCTCTAGATTACTTTCATAGAAATATAAAATATCATATATTTAATAACCCATTGTATAGATATTTCAATTATGATAAAATTTTAGAGTATGCTAAAAAACATCCAAGAATTAATTCAATTTTAGATAAATTTGAAGAAGAAAATATTATTGGTAGATCGATATCTATATTTTCAGTTAGTAAAAAGACATTCGATAAGAGATATAATTTAGAATTGACTTTAGAAATTCAAAATATATTAATTGAAGAAATATTAACGAATGTAAATGTCACTACTATCGACCTATTAAAAATGATAAGGGACTTTGTAGATGAAAATAATCTTATTCCGACAAAGAATAGAACTGGCTCTTTACAACACCTAATTGAAAGCGTAAGAGCTTTCCCATTAATATACGAAGATCTTGATGGATTTGTTAAAAAATATCATTCATTAAGTTATCATGATAAAGCTGGTTATATTTATAAACTTACAGGAATTAAAAATATACCTGATGTTAAAGCGGCATTACCATTTTTCCCTTTAAGATTATCACTTCTTGTTGCTAAAAATAAAAAACGTTGATTAGGAGATATACTATGATAGACTATAATGTAGAAGTTAAAAAAGAATTCAATAAGCATCATAATTTGGCAAAAGTTCAAGAAAAATTCCCACAACTTAACCCTGCTAGTATTGTACACTATGCATTAGATACTGCAGTATATCAATACACATCTAAACCTGATAAAGATAAATCTGAAATCAAAACATTAGATCTCACCAATATCAAACCAAACATAACTCCTACTAATATTATTACAAATATCGACGATAAAGATATTAAATTTATTAGTGAAGGCAGAGAAATAAATATTACTGGCCGTAAAACAATCAATTACCAAGAACTATTCTATATGGTATTAATTGAAGGACGTTCTTTAGAATATCTATTGAATATCTTAAATTGTAATGAATATTCTATCTTAAAAGGATTACAATTCTTACATTCTGAAGCAAGAGACGAAGTAATTAAAGCTAAGATTATTGAATATTCTAATATTTACTTCTTTAAAGCATAGGTAGTTTATGAATATAGCGGACAGATTAAAATTTGCAATTCCAGATTCGCAATTTGCAGCTGGTAAAAAAGAAATAGTTTTAAGATGTCCGTATTGCGGACATACATCATCACCTGGAAAGAATCATATGTATATAGGTGTATCTAAAGATAAACCTATTATGTATAATTGCTTCAAATGTGAAGCAGGTGGTTTAGTAAACAGAAACTTCTTAGAATTATTAAAGATAAAGGACTTATCTTTAATATCTGAGATAGAAGAATATAATAAGAAGATGTTGAAGAGTAAGCCAAAAGCTTACTCTTCTATTTCTACTGATGAAAGAATAATAAAGTATAAAGATTTTGTCTTAGATGATAGAATCTATCAAGAAAAGGTAGATTATGTAAACTCTCGTTTAGGGGTAGTTTTACCAGTATGGTATTTATTAGAACTTAAAATTATATTTGATTTTACGTTCTTCAGACGCCAGATTATGCAGGTTCTGGGAGCAACAGAATCTGATTATGAACGAATTCAGCGTGAGTATGTGGGTTTCCTCTCGATTAATAATACAGCATTAATTATGCGGTGTATTAAGCCAGTAGATAAGAAATTCCGATATTTAATAGTAAAGCTATCAGAGAATAACTTTACTAAAACGTATTCTATTCCAGCTCAAATTCCTATAACAACAGATAAGGTTTTAGTTAATATTACTGAAGGACAATTTGATATTCTTTCGGTATTTACAAACTTATCATATGGGGCTAATGGAATATATATGGCCGCATCAGGAAACAAATATCCAAATGTAATTTCATTAATTCTCTCTAGAGGAATTATGAATATGGATCTACATTTATATTTTGATAACGATGACGCTGGCGATATATCTATGAGACAATCTGAGTTCTTCATAAACAATAATATCCAATTCTTCAGAGGATCTTCTGTTTATTTTCACAGAAATGAATCTGGAGAAAAAGATTATGGTGTACCATTAAGTAAAATTAAAGATTCAGTAAGACAAATATTATGATGCGGATGGGGATAAACCTCATCCGCTCACTTTATTTTTTTTCTTAAACATCTCATTAATAAAGGAGGTAACATATGGGAAAATTCCTAGATACTACCTATGTTGGGACTATTAACTCTATCTTAGACTCTAAGAAAGATAGATTGGATAATACGTTCTATACATTTACAGATAAACCGCCTACAATCTGTACTTACTTCAATATTAATACTGCAGAAAGTACATTAGATGAAGGCACTGATCAAGCATATAGCTACACTGATGGAGATTCTCCATTAAGATATAATAAAATTAAAGATACAGTTCTATTTGGATTAGATAAGATTCAAGTCCAACTAGAGTCTGGTGATTATGGTATTGAATCAGATTCTATTGAAGGCGATGCATATGTCCTTCCTAATGCATTCAAACCATACCCACAAGATTATTTTATAATCAATCATACAGATGAAGAATACCTATTTAAAGTTACAGGTGTTACTTTAGATACATTACCAACTGGGGTTAATATGTATAAGATTTCTTATCGTTTAAGCTCCCATGATGGTGATAATACTGATATTGAATCACTAGTAGTTGGATCTTATACAATGGATACAACTAATATTGGCACAAATCTATCTTTAGTTATTAAAGATGATGACCATGCTTATATTAAACGATTAGAAAATATTTGTACTGATATGATTACATATTATCGTTCATTATTCTACTCTAATAAGACTCAGACTTTCATATTCTCTTATGATAATCATAATTTCTATGATAGTTATATGATTGAGTTTATTAAGCGAAATGATTTAATGAATACTTTGAGTATACCATTCATGCAAATTGCTCATCAACTTGCAGTCAAAGAATCTTTTGCTTTAGATTATTCCAGAACTCTTTTCCATTCTTTGGAACGAAAAGATAAATCTTGTATTAATAATCCATCTTGTTATGGTATGAAGATTGAAGATAAGACCTCTATCTTATATTATAATATCGAAGATTATTACTATATCTTCCATCAATATAAACCTGGTGATAACTGGGTAGTTCCATCTTTTGATGATGATACTGTAATGAGAATCAGAGATAATGAAAGATATGAAACTGATGATCCATATTATTTCAAGAATATTATCATAGATTACTTTAATGATAATCAAGATAAGTTAAATAGATATGATGAATTCTTACTAAAATCTTTAGAAGAATTTAACTATTCTTTACCGGCAAACATTATTTTTTACTACGTTCCTGTGATTATATTTATCCTAGAAGAACAGGTTAAGAATATAATGAAAAACCTATCTCGTTAACATATCAGTAATCTATATGGAGGTACTCTAAATGAACGAACTCGATAATTATTTCAAAGAGCAAATTGATAACGAAGATGCGTTCAATGTCATGATTGACGAGAACGGATTTTTAGATACTATGATTGCAAAACGAGATATTATCGATGCCATTGATGCTGATATGGCAAGCGATGATATTGTTGATGATGAAGGTATATTCTTAGCAACTATGTCTAGTGATGATCTAGATGATTTAGTTGACGATAATGAATATAATGAACTTGATTACTAAAGGAGGATATTGAAATGGATGATAACAAAACTATCCATCAAGATCTAGAAGATACTGCAGCTACAGTTGAAGATGTAATCGCAACTGATGATGTAAATGATGCAGATATGGACGAAACTATCGATGCTATCGTTGATGCTTCTGATGAATTAGAATTAGACGATGACGAAGATAATGATGATATTGACTCCGTTGAAGGTCTAGAAGATGAAGAAATTGATATTGAAGCAGAAGATGAAGATGAAGCTGCTGAACTCGAATTGATGTCTGATATCGACCAACAACATGAAAAAGACAGTGAAGAAATCGCTGAAGAAGTTGAAGATGATATCGAATTGACTGAAGCTTATCATTTAATTGATGATGCTTTGATCGAATCCGTTCTCACTTCTGAAGATGAATTAATTGAATCTATCTAGGAGGAAATATCAATGGCTAAACTTGTAAATGTAACTTGCCGTCGTCCTATTCGACTACGTAATAAATTGGTTCGTGCTATCCACAGAGAAATGTTGGAAGCAGAAGAAATCTTTGAATGTATCATTCAGCATGGTGTTGTTGAAGAAATTCTTGAAGATGGTAGAACTCGCATTTTAGACTTCACTAACTACAACGAAGAAGTTACTGAAGAATCTAAAGAGGAAAGAGAACCAACAACTACTAAAAAATCTGGTAAAAAAGAAACCAAATCTGAACCTAAGGAAGATAAAGAACCTGTAACTGAACCAGAAGTTAAACCTGAAACAGAAACAACTACTGAAGAAACTACAGAAGAAGATCCTAAAGGCCCTGAAACAAAAACTGAAGACGTTAAAGAAAACGCCGAAGAAAAAGTAGCTGAAGCAGAAGAAAAAGCTGCTAAAAAATCTAACAAAAAATAAAAAAAAATAAACAAGTTATACCCGTAGGATCATAGAAATCCTACGGGTATTTATTGTCTATTTATTTTTTCTTACCGTACGTTTAATATTACGTACGATAATTAGCACTCTATGTGCTAACCAGAATAAAGCAAAATACTTTGCGACTTGCAAAGTGATGATTACGGATAACATACTGTCTTGACTCATATATTGAGTCAATAAATTTGACAACCATCTTAATCCGAAAAACGGATCAATTGTCATTCCAATAATAAATGTGATAATAATTACACATAAAGCTGCAGCTACGAGTGCTGCAAACTTAACCATAGCGTCGGCTTTCAAAATTAAATTTAACATGATAATTTCTCCTTAAAATAAAATATAAATTATAAATACGATATACACTTATTACTATAACACCTTAATAATATATAACTATTAAAACACAGTTTTACAAAGGTGATAAATATGCAAATATATTATCAGATGTCTACCAGGAATAAAAGCTTTCTGGATATGCATATATATCTTAAATCCATAGGAATTAAGAATAACAAATTCATGCTGGCTCTGTTAGACCCTGATTTAGCGGCTATAGACCCACATGATCCAAATCTAAACCAATATTATAAGGGTAAAGTACTAGCCGAATGTATGGCAAACTTCTGGTACTTTATTCGAGAAGTATGTAGAGTTCCAGACCAAGGCGGTAGTGGTACAGGTATACCATTCAGACTACACCGTGGTAATATGGCTTTATTCTTCTGCTCTATATATAATATGAATATCTTCCATGAACTACCACGTCAGCAAGGTAAAACATTAGCTGCCGATGCAAGATATTTATATTTATTTAACTTTGGTACTTCGAATGCTACTATTGCATTCTTACATAAAGCACAAGATGGTTCTAAAGATAACTTACAAACTCTAAAGAACCTTCGTGAATGTTTACCTCCATATCTAAGAATGGATGCTCCATTCAATAGAAAAGATGGTAAAGCTGCAAAAGCTTCAGATACAGTATTGCGTCTAGAGCATGCAGTGAATAGAAATAAGATTATCACTGTAGCATCTGCACGTAATAAAACTGCAGCTCAAAACTTGCTACGTGGTAAATCTATCCCTTTATTATGGGGTGACGAATGGGGATTTGCACCATATAATGAAATCATTTATCTAAATACAGTTCCTGCATTTAAGAGAGCTGCAGATAACTCTAGAGCAAATGGTGCACCTTATGGTATATTATTTACAACTACCCCAGGATTCTTGACTTCTCAAGAAGGGGTATTTGCATTCCAAATGAAAGAAGATGCAGTTCCATTTAGTGAAACTTGGTATGATAAATCTTATCAAGAAATCATGGAAATAATGGAATCTAATACTAAGTCTACTTTCGTATATATTAAATTCACCTACCAACAACTTGGTTGTAGTGAACAATGGTTCAAAGAAATCTGTAGAACCATGAATAATAAATGGGAAGATATCCGTCGTGAAGTTTTGCTTGAATGGTCAAACTCCACAGATAACTCACCATTTACATTAGAAGAATTAGAAACAATGTCTAGGTTAACTAGAGAACCAACCTCAGTAATAGATGTACTAAACGGTAAGTTCCAAGTTAATCTATATGATACTATCGAATATAATAGAAATGGGCTACCAGTAGATCCACCTATAATGGGCGTCGACGTATCTGGTGGGTACAGAAGGGATAGTTCGGCTATCTCTATTATAGATAGTAAGACTACTAAAGTAATTGCTGACTTCAAGTGTAACTATATTAGTCAAATAGAACTTGCTAAGATTATAGTTGAGCTTACTCAGAAGTACATGCGTAATGTAGTAATAAACGTCGAGAGAAATGGTGGATTTGGCGCGTCTGTTATTGCGTTGCTTAAGAAAGCCGGAATTACTAATAATCTTTATTATGAATTTAAAGATAAAATTATTGAAGAAAGATTTGAAGGACCTGGAGCTATCAAGAGAGTTAAACAGCTAACTAAGGTATTCGGTCTAGATTCAACTAAAGGCGTACGTGAGCTTTTAATGGAAATATTAAAAGAGCGTATGGATAATCATAAAGATAAGTTTGTATCTAAACGTCTATATGATGAATTCCTTGGATTGGAAGTTAAACGTAATGGTAAGATAGAGCATTCTACTAATACCCATGATGATTTGACTTTCTCCTATCTAATGGCATTATATGTATGGTATGAAGGTAAAAACTTAAAAGAAGCTTTTGGTATTAATAAAACAGTCTTAAAGACTGATGAAGATGTAGATGATATAGTATTCGATGCAGCAGTAGAAACTGTTGAAATCTATGAAGAAACTATTCAACTACAAAAAGATTTAGCTAAAGATGATCCATCAGAATTATCTCCTATGGATAAGTTAAAAGAAGCTCAACGAGCTATCGGTATGACTTATCAAGAATGGATAAAGGCTGAGGATGCTAAAGAAAAAGAAGCATTAGAGACTGCATTACAAGATCCTCAATTCTTAAAGGCATATGCATATAAGTATAACCTAACTAAAGAAGATGTAGATCTAATACGTAATCAGCAAGATGGTAAATTGCCAAATCAGGCTTTTATCTCATTATATTCTAATGATACACCAACAAATAATGATTCCCATTTATCTGGTAATCTTTCTAGATTCTATAATCAAATCTAAAAATTTAAATATTTACTTACATTTCAGTAAATTTTAAATTAACTATTTAAGGAGGAATCCGATGTTTGGCTATAGTAACGGGAATGCTGGTTATGAACTAGCAAATGAACACCAATTATCTGAAATACTAGCAAACTTCAGTAGCGATTATATCTATGATGTAATTGATAATCATATCAATAAACGCTATGAGTTTGCTATTAACGCAAAACCAAATATGGTAAATGTATTTCGATCCAACTTTGATAATATTAGAGCTAATTATCCAATGGATGTAGAAAATACAAATTCAGTTGAACTCGATGTATATAAAAATATCATCGATACAATCTGTAATAAATGTAATGTATCCCATATTGATGATTCTGATGATAATATTTATTTATTAGCATCTACGTTATATGATTTCTTAGTATGTGGATTTAATGCTCATATGACTAACTTCTTGATCAATCTAATTGTATCTGAACAGAATTCTATCTATTCTGCTCTTGAATTAGAAAACTTGAAGAAATCTAAAGACAGCTCAACTATCTATAATAAGAAAGTTATGAATAACTCTAAATTAGCAGTAATTAATGCTAATTTACCAACAGTAATTCAATACATCTCTACATTAGATATTCGTATGGCTGATATCTTAGCTAATTGCTATCAGCAACCTATTGTAGATTTGCTTACTTCTAATTTCAGTGAAGATGTTAATATCTTCACAGATTTTATGAGAACTATTATTTCTAATCAGTACTTATTCCCTGAATATGTAACTGAATTACGGTTACGAATTCAAAATATTAGAGGAGAATACAAATGAGCGTAGAGACAAAATTAGATATCGTTGAAGACTTAAATCTTGCTACAGAAGAAGATGCAGCTAGATTAGATGATAAGAACGTAAAAGCTATCGTTCCAGAAGTTCCTCCAACTGCTGAGGAAATTGATGCTATGGAAAAAGTAGAAGTTCTTGAGGAGGATAAGGCCGATGCCGACTTTCCCTCAAATGAAAGCCATGGCGAAGAACCAGCTAAAGATGGATCTAAAGAAAACACTCAAGACGTTGAGACTGTTAGCTCCAATGGAGTTTCCGAAAGCAACGAGAATGTTTCTAGCGATCCGGAATTGGAAGAAGCATTAAAGAAATTTGATGAATTAACAATTTCTGTAGAAGATGTTAAGAAATCTATTTCTGAAAATAAAGAATTCCCTAAATTAGATTTGTCTTATGATGATATTCAAAATATCATTGATACATATCTAAAAGTAATTAAAGATGATACTGCTAATGTAACTACTTTACTTACAGCTGGTCTAAAAGAAAAATTCTTAATTCAAGCTAGCAAAGATGGTGTAAATAAATCTAATGCTAAAGAATTAGAATTTTATATTGAAGGTCTTATTCGTGAAGCATGTACTAATGCATTCATGGATAAAGGTAAAGCTTTATTAGATAAAACAATTAAGAAAGCTACATCTAAATTAGATGAAGACATTTCTATTGATGAATATATTGAAGCATCTCATAATGATCGTATTCAAAAGATGAATCAAGTTCTTGCTGATGAACAATCTTCTGATAAAGTTAAAGCATTCGCTAAATCTGTAATTAAAGCATTAAATGATTCTACCGATTATTCTGATATCTATGAATTCTTGAAATTGCATAATTCTTATTTTAATGCACTTAGAGCATTCAAACATCAAGACTACTATCGTAGAGAAATCATGTCTGCTTTACAAGCTATTGGAGTTAAGACCGCAAATGTAGCAGCTATTATTGATGCTATTGGTAGATTTAACCATAATCCTGATAATACAGTTGTAGTTAATGCTATCTTACTTCGTGTAATCTATACAAATACTAACTTTAAAAACAAAGTTGATTTGTTAAAATTATATAGCTTTATTATGAATCTTTCTGCTGCTATTCATGTATATGAAACTAAAGATGAAGTAAATGATTTCTATAAACAAATCATTTTTAACTTCCAACAATTAGTTGCATATATCGATAAAGGTTTTATTGAATGGGATAAGACTGCTCATACAGTTAAACCAGAAAAGAAAACTAAGAAGCGTAAATAATATTACACATATAAATAATGGTGGCCAATGGTTTCAAACCATTGGCCTATTTATTTTTTTTTATTTTCTAAGGAGAATTATTATGGGAAATAATATAAGTGCTACAGCGGAGGAGCCAATCAGAAATAAAATAAACAATAAAAAGTATATAGATATAAATAACGTAGTTATTGATGAAAAGTTAAAGGTAATTAACTTAGGATATTCTAATGGAGTTGTAGTTAGATACGCTAGAGATGGAAGAAAGCTAGATGATGGTAGAACTGTATCTCCTGAAATACCATTCGAAAATCCAATCAATAAAATAAAAGACTTTATTGGTAATAATGCCGATGATCCAAGTCTAAATATAGAGGTATCATTATTAGATACATATGAAACTAAAGATGGTAAATATTTATTCTATTATACAGATGGGTCATTCGTATCTGTTAAAGATAGAGCTATTATAGTTGATACTAGAAATCCTAAAAGAAAATATCAAAGTGTTAGAACTGCATTAGTATATAACTATTCAGAATTGCTAGATGTGACCACTGATAGATTTTATACCAAACCAGAGTTAACTGATTCTCAAAAGTTAGCCGAATATAATAGAAAGTATTCTAATCTACCACAAGATTTACTAATGGGATATGCATCTAATAACTCTAAAAGAATTAGTAGACTTGCTGATTATTACAATAATAATCCATTTAGATTTTATGATCCATCTAACTATGTAAATGATTATGAATCATATAAAGATTCATTTAAAAAACGACAAAGATAATAAATTTGGAGATGGACGAGTATGTCCATATCCTATATATTTTTTCAACATTAGGATAATTGAATATTACTAATCATGGAGGTACTAATATGGCTTTCGATAATGTTGTAGATCCTACTAGTTGTAACCCTTATACTACCGCTAGCGGTGATCGTAAACGTGCTTGCCCTAAAGCTAATCTTGTTGATATACAAGCTAAAATTCTTAGATCTTTAATGCTATCTTTCACTTTTTCTAATCCTCAAGATAATTATAAAGTTCTTCTTTATGAAGGATCTGATGAAATCTGGGAAATTGATTATGTAAAAGATGGCGAATTACAACGTGCTGCCGGTAAAGTTGCTGGCTTCGAATGTTGGTCAAATAAACATGTAGCTTTGTCTACATATAAAGCCAATGGAATCAAAGAACGTGATGAAAAAATCGTAGTTCGTTTTGATTGCTCTATGGATTATAAAAATAAAGTTGTTGCTATTGATGTTAAAAATATTAGACGTCTTAAATTGGCTGGTTCTATTTCTGACTCTGAACTTACTCAAGATTCTGAAAATAAATTCTATAAAACTTCTAAGAATGCTTATAACTTCTTACGAAACTTATATCCAAAAACTTATATGGATATTACAGAATTAGATAAAGAATTGAATACTGATTTAATGGAATATGCAGATCACATGTTTGATGGTGGTACTTCTTTATTAAGATTACCCCCAATTAATTTAACAAATACTGTATCTGCAGACTATATGTTTAAAGATAATGAAAACTTACAATCTGTAGTTTTATCCAATAGCGATAAATTAGCATCTGCCGTTGGTATGTTTGAAAATTGTCGTAAATTAAACAATGTAGAATTGAATACTAAATCTGTACAAAGCGGTGAAAACATGTTTAAAAATTGCAGTAGTCTAGTTGCATTGAAATTGAATGTAAACTCTTTGACTAATACAAAAAATATGTTTTTAGGATGTAGATCTTTAACTAAGTTACAAGTTACTGGTGAACTTAAAACTGGTTTAGATTTAACTAAATGCCCATTAGATGAAAACTCTGTAGCATCTGTATTGAATGCTTTAAGTAATAATGGTCCAGATGAAAGTCAATTAATTTCCTTTGAACCAAGAGATGTTAATGCTACTTTACTTCCAATTGCTCAAGCTGCAGAAGCTGCTGGCTGGACAATTAGAGGTCTAAACTTTGTCGGAGATAAGCTAGAAGAAGAGCTATCTATCGATCTACTTGAATCATATAGACGTGGTAAATCTGAGAGTTAATATACCCCAGATTTATCATAAACTGTTAGTATAGGCGTATAACCGAATATACTTTATTAATAAACATATAAATAGTTAATAAATAATTAACTATTTTCAAGAAAGGAGAATTTCTTTAAATGGCTACTAAAATTGCTGATCAAATCAAAAATATCTTGAACCCTTTTGCTACAGAAGTTGGTAAAGATATTAAAAAATTAACTGATTCTAAGCAGGATAAACTTAAACCTGGTCTTAATATCACTATTTCTCCAGATGGTACTATCTCTTCCACTGGTGCAGGTGAAGCTCCAGATTTGAGCAACTATCCTACAACTGCACAAGTCGGTACTATTGTAGATGGTAAACTTGCTGACTATGTTAAGACTGAAGCTCTAGCTAACTACGTTCAAACTGCTACGCTTACTACTACTTTAGCAGATTATGCTAAAACAGAAGCATTAGCTAATTACGTTCAAACAACTGCATTAACTACTGCATTGGAACCTTATGCTAAAACAGCTGCTTTAGATGCATATGTTAAAACAGAAGCGTTGACTACTGCTTTGACTCCTTATGCTAAAACTGAAGCTTTAGATGCATATGTTAAAACTGATGCTTTGGATACAAAATTACAACCTTATGCTAAAACAGAAGCGTTGGCTGATTTTGTTACAACTACATCTTTAACTAATGGTTTAGAACCATATGCTAAGAAAGACGAAGTTGTTAAGACTGCAGACTTGGAAGGTCTAGATACATTCAACTTAGTTGAAGTTTACAACACCGCTAAAACACAAGGCTAAGTCTTAAACTAAATATTTAATTATAGAGATGGTATTCAGTACCATCTCTATAATTTATATTTTTGGAGGTATTATGAAGCTTAATGATATTATTAAGAAACTTCTTACTACCTTTTCTAAAGAGGTAGCTAAGGATGTTTCTAAGTTGCAGAAGGATATAGTTAATCTGAAACCAAAAAGTGGTGCAACTCCACCAACTAGTGGTGATTATATAGGTCAAATCTTCGCAAAAGAAGATGGCCCAACTAAGAAACTTAAATTTTGGGATGGCACTAACTGGACTGATGTTAGTAATTCCCAAAGTGCATCAGAAATAAACTCTATAGTTGATAACGCTGTAGGGAAGAAATTCAAAACTGGTACATATGACGATATACCAAAAAATGGTAAAGAAGAAAATGAAGCCAAAGGTTATACTGCTGGCTCTATTTATATAGATTATGACTCCAATGATGTTTATTGTTTAGACAGATTCTGGAAATGGAAAAATATCAAAGGCATTCAGGTTAATGATCAAATGCCACAATATTCATCGTATGCTGGCGAATTATATTATACTCCTAGAAGTAAGAAGTTATATATTTGTCTCGGTGGTGAAACTTGGGTAGTATTATATGATGGACTAGCAACACAGCCTGATACTAGTAATTTTATTACTCGCGATGAATTAAATACAACTCTTAAGAAAATAGAAGAAGAAATTTCTAAAATTAGAGGTAAATAATTATGGCAGATGACAAACAGACAACAACTGATCTAGTTAATAAAGTAGTAGAAAGCTTTGGTTTACTACATAATGACTTAGAAGAAGTTAAAAATATTCTAGTTAAAAATGGTATTCAGTCTAATGGTACAACTGCACAGTTAGCATCTGAAGTTACTAAACTTCCAGAAAAGACTGAAGAAACTATTAAGAAATCTGGGGAAGTTAAAGGTCTAGCTAATGGTATCTTAGATATCACTGGCGGATTTACTTATGCCCCAAATACCACATCATCTTTAACTGAAGTAAATTGCATAGTTAATAATAAGAATAAAGAATTCACTTTACCTAAAGGGAAAGATCTTGAAATGTATTTCCCTACAGATAGTTTGGTTAATAATATTCTTACATCTGAAACATCTCAAGATAAACGAAATTTAACATTAAATGTATCTGATAAACAATTCTTACAAGATTCTTATGCTTACTTAACTGGGGCTAAAGATATTGGTGATATTAATTTTACTGTAAATATTAATGATCAAAGTTTAATAAAAGTAAATTATAATGGAAAACAGTATGTAAATTTCCCTAAGGAAGGGAATAATGATAGACCTGGAGTTTCCGTATTTACTGGTAAAATTGGCTTTGCCGATTATAATACTAAATTTACAGTTAATGGTGAAGTATTAGAGAATGTAAAATGCGATACATTCACTCTTACCCCTAATAAATACGTAAAAGAAGTAGTATGTAATAATCTTAATATAGATTTTTATGCTTTAATGAATATCTTATATAAATATAATAAGATAGTTGCAGCTTATGAAACTGGAGAAGAAACTCCAAACTTTGATCCTATCATTATTAAAGTCAATAATGAAATTACTGATGTTGAAAATATTAGTAAATCGTTAGACTATAGATATAAACGACCAGCATTCTTAGATGATGTAGATCCATTAAATAATAGCTCTTTGTTTAGTGATGAAGAACTTAAATATGCAGCTTTTGAAAAAGCAAAAAATATCATTGGTCTTAGTCATACTCCAGCTGAATTTTTATCTAGAATGTGTCATATTCTAGTGGATCCAGCTAAAATTAATTTAACTAGATCTATAAAACCTTTATTGATGAGACTTCCATTATATAATTTAGATAATACTAAAAAATATAATTATACTAATCAAACTTGGGAAGAAGTATCAAAAGCTACAGAAGATGCTTCTCGTTATTTTGATATTACATCTTCTGGTGAGTTAGACGTAGATAATGGACAACTCATTGGTATTGATAAATCTGTAAAAATTCGTTATGGAATAGTTAAGATAGATAGAAATCCAGAAACTAGAGATAAAGGCATTATATTATTACGAGATTTAGACAATAATGACTATATAACTAAAAAGAATTCCTATTTTACAGAAACTCCAGATAATCGTTATATTATTAAAAATAAAGCATTAGTTGGAACACCATTCGATTCTAATAACTATTTCCTCAATAGTATTAAATTTGAATTTGAGAGTGCACAAAATGTTGGTAGTTCTTATCCTTTCCATGATCTAGATTTTAGTAGTGATGTATTAGAAGTAAAATTTGGTAATGATATTAATACTGAGTCGGAATATGTTAACTTACGCAATTATGTACGTACTATGCCTGGCCCTATAAACACCAAATTTAAATCTTATGATAATAAAGATATTACTAAATTAGATATGACTTCTTATGATGAAGGTTGTCCGTTATTCTTTAATAAATACATTACTGAAATTAAGGTTAATAAAATTATTATTCCTTACAAAGCTAAATCATTTAGACGACTAATATTTGGTAAAATTAGTGATTCCGGATTTACTAAGTTTATTTTTGCTGATACTCCATCTATAGCTGAAACACTACCATGGTCTTTATCTTATTATAGAGATAATCTTAGTGAATATGATTATGATTTTGCTGACTTTGGTGTATATAATCATACAGGTTATAGATTTGATTGCACTCAACAAGAAGCAATTAATAACTTTGTATCTCACATCCATTGCCATATTAGATCTAATAATCCAATTCTTCAAAATAAGAACTTCTTAAAATATCGTTTGCCACTATTTACATTAGATGGCAATCAGCGCTTCAATTATTCTTTACGCCAATGGCAATTAATTGGCCAATATGATCCTAAGAATGATAATAAACCAATGACTCAAATCTTCCCAGAATTAGCTGAAGAACTTAATAAAATGAGAGTTATTGGCAGTAAAAATGTATAATGGAGGTATAAATTATGCCAGACACTCCTAATATGACCGATAAGGTTATAGAAAATTTAAATCTTTTACATAATGATCTCCAAGAAGTTAAAGCCGTTCTAGTTAAGAACGGCATTAGCTCCACTGGTGCATCTTCTAAATTAGCGGCGGAAGTTGTTAAGCTTCCTGAGAAGGCTGAAGAAAATATTAAGAAATCCACAGAAGTTAAAGGTATGGTTAATGGTACTTTAGATATCACTGGTGGATTTACTTATTCTCCATCTTCTAGTGAAACTTTAGATGCAAAAAATACATTGATATCTTCTACAATGACTGAATATAATATCCCTAAAGAAAAAAAATTAGGCATGTTTTTTCCAACTGATGAATTAGTAAGTCATTTAGAAAGTGCTCATGATAATCAATCTGATAGAAATGTTAAATTGACCGTTCATGATATGAACTTCTTTCAAAATGATTATATGTATTTGACTGCCGGTGCTCAAAATATTAATAATATCAATTTAACCATTGATATTAAAGATGATTTCAAGAAAGTAAATTATAATGGCACTGAATATTACGATCTCACTCAAGAAACAAATAGTGATAATGACTGGAGTAAGCCAGATCGTAAACAATTTGGTGGTGCAGTAGCGTTAACTGATTATAATACTAAGATCACTTTAAATGGTGAAGTTCCTGAAAAATTTAAATGTGATGCTTTCGTATTATCTGGTAATAAATACATAAAAGAAGTTGTATGTAAAGAAGTAATAGTCGACTATAGATTACTTAAACACTTATTCTATAAGAACCAAGGTCTAATGACTGATTACGGTGAAGGTGATACAACTCAATATGATCCAATCATAGTTAAGTTAGCCGGAGATCTTGGTGGCGATTTCTTCCAAGGAAATAACTATGAATATAAGACTAATGAATTAGAAGCTCAATTTGTTAGAACTGCAGATCCATTGGCTATAAGTGAATGGACGCAAGAAGATACTAAAACTCTTTATTTTAAAGAGCAAAGTAAAAACTTCAAAGGTATTAGCGTTAAATTAGCTGAAGCTCTAGGTAAGCTAGTTCATATTTATGTAGATCCATCTACAATAAAAGAAAATTCCGCAGAATTTATATTAATGAGACTTCCTATTTATAATTTGGATGGCAGTAAAAAATATAACTATTCTAATAGATCTTGGGAACCAGTTGCATCTGCTACTCCTGATACTAAGAAATATTATGAAATTTCTCCAGCAATGATGTTTGATAATTATGTCAATACTTATAAAATGCTAGGTAGCGATAAAATTTCTGTATTATTTGCTGATTATAAATTTGGGAATGATTACTCTAGTACTGTTTCAGAAGGTATTATAGTAACAAAAGATGATATTTTTGGAAAGTATAGTGTAGTAACAGAGCATAATTCTTTATGGGCACCTAGTTCTCATTATAGTTTAGGTTCAAGTTATACTCTATATTCTACTGGACTTTCTAGACTAGGGTTACAATTATATTTATTACGTAAACCTGTAATTTTTGATATATCTAATACTGTTGCTGCTGGTGTTTATCCATTTGGCAATATATCATTTAATACTATATTTGACTTCAATATAAATTTAGGATATGTATCAAAAGATTCAGACTCGTATGAATTAGGGTATAAAGAAGCATTCTTTGCCGCTCCGCCATTTACTAAATTCAAATCTGGCGATGATGTTATTACAAAGGTTACATTAGTTGGCCATGAAGCTCCTTTAGTATTTAATAGTACAATATCTGAAGTCAAAGTAGATAAAGTTGTATTGCCTATGAGAACACAAGTATTCAAAGATATATTTAATAACTCATTATCAAATTTATATTCCGGAAAAACTATCAAACCTATTAAATACATATTTGAAGATACTGGAGTTCAAGTTGTAATGCCATCATTAGCTAACTATAACGAAATGTCTGATTCGATGTCTGTATCAAGTAATGCATTTAATGCACCTGGATATAGATTTGATCCTACTCATAATCAAGGATCTATTGATTTCGTTAAATATATTCATTGTTGCATTTCTGAAACAAACCCAGCAATGTCTGATGAAGATTTCTTGAAATATCGTATTCCTTTATTTAATAAAGATGAAACTAAACGATATAATTATTCAACTAAACAATGGGTACCTAAAGATTCTTATAACGTAACTAGCGATAATAAACCATCTTCTGAACTCTTCCCAACTAAAGCAGAAGAATTATCTAAAATGATGCCTATTGGCGCTATCAGTCAACAATAAGAGAGTGATATACTCAATGAGGTTCATCCTCATTGAGTATTTACTCATTCTTTCAACAATTAAATATAGAGTTTTAATATTTTCCCATGATTAATAGGTTGGAGAAATTACTATGAAGAATCTTACTCAACTCATTAAAGGCATTTTAACACCAGCAATTCAAGAAATTGCTAAAGATATTTATAAGCTTAGTACTAAAGTAAATGAAGCAATCTTAAAAAATCTAGCACAGATTAAATCTGCTGATCATATTACTTTAGCTACAAATATTACTTTAGACCCTGACGTAAATCAATGTCAAGGTTTCACTTATAACTTTAAAAAGAATACATTTATTCTTGCATGTGTTAATTCTGATAATACAAAACAAGTTATCTATGAATTATCCCCAACAGACTTCTCTGTTTTAACTAAACGGTCTTTCACTGGTGCTGATATCTTAGGTCATTGTAATACATTGACTTATGATGGTACTCATATCTTAGTTACTAATGGCGCAGCCAATGGTAATAGAGTTTATAGACTTAATGATGATTTAACAGTTGATGGTTATACCGACTATACTGATAAATTCTTCAATATTGATTATAATAAAGGTACTAAGAAACTATTATCTATAGTTCCTGGTGATACTAATGCTACACGTAAATTAAGATTATATGATTATGCTAATCTTAATGCTGTAGAAAAAGAAGTTACAGTAACTGTAAATGAAACAAATAACGATTCTAATGGTGCATTACTTATGGATAAAACTATTGTATTTGCTACATTGAATCGGATTGTTGAATCAGACTACGCTGGTACTACCTTACGTGAAGTAGAAATTAATTCTAGTATTGAAATTGAAGACTTTGCATATGCAAACGGTATGATTTATATGGCAGCTAATGAAGGTAGAAAAGTTAATATCTACGTTCATGATCCAGTTAAATCTGCTTATGAGCATATTAATGATAATCATTTCAAAAATGGCATATTCTTACCAAACCAACAATATCTATATGGTAAATCTCCAGATAACAAATGGATCCCAATTGCTAAAGTAAATAAAAATGGTAATGTAGAAATGGGGTCTAAAGATAAGTCTATGGCATTGTGTACAAATGCATTAACTGTATACGATGGTACTAATTCTAATACTGTTATCACTACAGCTCATTATGGTACAGCAATCTATAGTAAGAGCCAAGTAGATACTAAATTGAATGGCTATGTAACTACTGCAGCTTTAGAAGAAAAACTTAAAGCCGGTGGTGGAGCTCAAGATCTATCAACTTATGCTACCAAAAAAGAAGTTCAAGATGTAATGGCTAAGATCAATGAACTATTAGAAAAAACTAGAGGTGCAAACTAATGTCTATGACTAAAGTTAATGCCTTCCTTAAAGAGGATGGGAATTCCCTTATCTTTAAGGGAGATGGGGAGTTAGTTTACTATATCCCTGAAAATTATTTTAGGAATGACGGTCATATGAAGTATGCAGAAGAAGCCGGAGAGTATATTAATACTCTCGGGCTTTTTTCATATGAGGTCTTCGACTCTAAAGGAAAATCGATATATGGAGTTAAACTATTTAACCACCCTGTGTTAATTTCCTGTATGCCTTCTTCTGTTGAAAAAGTTAAAGGCTATATCCTAGATAAGAAGATTCCAGTTCCAGTAGATTATCGTATTCTTAGATTTAAGAAAGATGATGTAGCTATTGTAAATACTGGATCTCCAGAAGATATCACGAACGTAGAAAATATGTTTAGAATCTTTATGATTACTGGTAATATACCTAATGTAATTCCTTATGATGAATTACACACCTTCTTAATGGACTCTATTAAATTTAATGGATCTTCCTTTGGTATCTCTGCTCAGATGTTTGGTATTCTTGTTTCTGAGCTATGTAGATCTACTAAAGATGAATCAGTTCCGTTCCGATTGGCTAAAGAGACCGACATGCATAAATATAAACCAGTATCAATTAAGATGATTCCTAAGTATATTTCCGCCTTCACATCTATCACTTCTGAAAACTGGGATGATGCTGTCGTAAATGCAGTAATCAACAAGAATAAGGTAGATAGCCCTATGGAAAAGATCCTAATGACCTAAAGGGCCCGGAATAACATATGAATAAAAGTTTAAATAGATCTCCAATCGGATCGTTTAGAACTATTTTAATTCTATTAAGGAGGAAATAAGAGATTATGATTGGTACAAAAATCATTCTTGAAGACCAAAGTTATATTCCTTCTCTGAATGTAGCTGACTCTACTGTTAGGCCGATTGTATTTGCCGGCTTCACATCCGACAAAGGCACTGAAGAATATACAAAATGGCAAGGTAAAGATTTCTTTGACCAATATGGTGAAATTTCCTTTGCACGTCATGGGCAACCTTTACTTCAAGCCGCTAACGTAATCAACAATGGTGGTATTGTTTATGCAAAACGTGTTGTTGACCCAACTTCTCGTTTAGCCATGCTTGGTGTTGTAGCTCATACCAAAGAAATTTCCCGTCAAGAAACTCGAATTAAAACAGACTCCGTAACAGGAGCTCCTGTAACAAAACCAGATGGAAGTTATGAAATGGAAGATTTATACTGGAAGAAAACTGATGTAGATACAGTTTCCAAACCAGAAGATCGTCCACTTTACACAAAAACTGAAGCAGGTAGTGACGGCGTTGCTGCTATGTTTAAAGTTTGTCAAGTTAACTTCTCTATAGAAACTCTTGAAGCAACTGAAAATAAATATGGTTCCGACTATAAAGCAGTAGCTGAAGCTTTCTATAACAAATTCAAAAATAACAAAGATAATCGTTATCCTTTGTTCTTAATCACTGATAATGGTCGTGGCGTATCTGCAAAATCCATTACCATTTCCACTGATACTACACTTTCTCGCTCTGCTCAATCTACTCGTTATGTATTGGACATCGAAGAAAACAATAATACATTGGAATCCATTGTATTCTCTTTAAATCCAGATGAAGTAGAATCTGGTTTTAACTTATTCTTTGACTCCGTAATCAAACGTACTTCTAAACAAGTAAAATGCTTTGGTTTCGAAGATCAAGTTAATTTGTTATTCGCGAAAATTGCTTCCCTTTCTGGTATTAATGAAGCAGTACTTCGTGAATCTGATATCATCACTGCACGCACTTGGAGAGGTGAAACTTTCAAAACATTTGAAGTTTTAACTTCTACAACTGATGGTGTTGCTACAGTTAAACTTGATTCCGTAAACGGTCATCCTTTGATCGGCGGCTTCAATGGTGAAACTTTTGGTGATGCTCCTATTAAAACTTATAAAGGTGTAACCGATAATCAATCTGTTTATGCTAAAGAAATGACTAAAGTATATGATGGTACTTTTAATGATGAAATTTATGACACAGATAACAACCCTATCGATGTGGTAGTTGATGCGGCATATCCTCACATTACTAAACGTGCTATCGAAGCATTAGTTACTTTCCGTCAAGACGTATTCTTCTTCCGTGATATGGGTACAACTGGTTTGACCAATATCCTTGCTATTAAGAATGCTAAGACACTTAACAATGGTATCAATAACAAATTTATCGGTACTTATTGTCAATACTTTGATACTTATGATCCATATACTAAGAAACAAGTTACTGTTACTATGGGCTATGCAATCGCTCGTTTGATTTGCATGCACTTCGCTAATGGTCGTTCTCTAGTTTGTGCTGGTCAAAGTAATGGTTGGACAGTTCCTGAAATTATCGAAGGTACTTTAAGCTATGTACCTAAGATTACTCCAGCTGGCAACCAAGTAGACCAAATGGATGACCTTCGTATCAACTTTGGTAAATATTATAATGGTATCTTCCATATTGCTACTGAATATACATCCCAAGATATCTTTACACAATTGAGCTTTATCAATAACGTATTGAATATCCAAGGTCTTATTAAAGATATTCGTATTCAATGTCCTAAATCCCGTTATAAATTTATTACTGGTGCAGACTTTGAAGACTATAAGAAAGATATTCAAGCAGTTATCGATGCATCTTCTTCTAAATTTGCATCTATTTCTATTGATTTCCAAACTGATTCTGTATATGCAGCTAACAAGATTGTATATGCGGTAATCAAAGTATCTTTCAAAGATTTTGCTCAAGCAGAAATCTTCCGTATCGTAGCTATTCCAATTGCTACTACAAACAATAGTGCCAAGATCTAATAAGGAGGATAAAAATGGCTGAACAACGTACAAGCGGTGCTGTTAATTTTATCTTCGACGGCACTAAAGATATTCGTGATTTGACTAACTATGCTTTATTCCGTGGTGTAACTGACTGGGCTAACCTTTACCAATTCAACCAATTTGAATCTGGTTATGGTTTATTCTTAGTACTTGATATTCCATTCTTCTTAAAGAAGTTAGCTGAAAAACATGAGCAATACGCTAAATTGATTAACACTTACGTTCATATTCTTGAATATGAATTCCGTGGTCTTGACGGTATTGATAACATCAACTCCGAAACTGCAGAATTAACAAACGGTGTTAAAAATATCAACGTAATCAATAAAGTTAATAGCCAATCTGCTTCTACTTTTACATTACGTTACTTCGAAAAATCTGGTTCTATCTTAACAAAAGTTCATGAATTGTTCTTGCGTGGTATCAAAGATCCAACAACACAAGTTAAACATTATCATGGTCTTATCGAAGATGGTACTATCACAGACCCTGGTTTCGATAAAGAAGTATTTAGCTTCTTATATATCGTAACTGATAATACTTTGATGAACGTAGAAAAAGCATTCTACATCGTAGCTGCTCAACCTACAAATGCCGACTTGAATATCTACAACGTAGACCGTCAAGATATCGGCTTCAAAGAATTGTCTGTTGAATTCTCCGGTTTCCCTATTGCTAACCCATCTGTAAACAAGAAAGCTCAAAGCTTACTTGATTGGGTACGTAAAGGTACAATCTGGGATGAATCCGAAATGACTTACTCTGGTATTACTAATATGAAACCTTTCAATGGCACATTGACTGGTAATGGTGAAGGTAATACTGGATCTAAGACTACTTGGACAGGTAAATAATAAAACCAATTAAATAAAATCAGGACTAGGCCTATAAAGGTCTAGTCCTATTTATTTGGTCGCTAATTTTTTATAACATTTTAATGACTGCAAATAAGGTGCCAATGTTTCATAACATACTCCTAATAAAATAACATGACTACTTATACCAAAATTTCATTTAAAATCGATTAATGAACGTGAATATAAATACCTTGCTCGCTGCTGACAAATAAAACCAAACGGAAAACACTATACACATAATAACAAATTGTACGGACTTAAAAATCCTTATTTGCAGTCTTCATCTCCTATCCAAAACAATGACGACAAAGCAATATCGGACATAGGCCTCAAACCTCTTTCCCGGTTTTTGTGTTTTTATTTTTTTTTTTT